GGTGAAGCATTAAGCCGCAGGGTTTAACTAAACATTTTTTAAAGGAAATATCATGGCATTCGCAAATAGCGCAATTACCGATATTATCGCTACCACTATTCAAAGTCGTAGCGGTGAATTGGCAGACAACTTAACACAAAACAACGCAATTCTTCAGCGCCTCCAACAGAAGGGCAATGTACGCCCATTCTCAGGCGGTAATGTAATCTTGGAAGAGATTATGTATGACGATACAACAACCAACAACGCTAACTCTTATAGCGGTTACGAAGTATTGAACATTGCACCAGATAGCCCTATCTCTGCTGCTCAGTTCAAAATTTCACAGTACGCAGACTCAGTAACAATGTCTGGTCTTGAAATGTTACAAAACAGTTCTAAAGAAGCAATCATTGACTTGTTAGATGGTCGTATGCAAGTTTCTGAAGCCCGCTTGTTAAACCGTATTTCTGGTGACTTGTATGGCGATGGTACTGGTAACGGTGGTAAAAACTTAGATGGTTTGGGCGCTGCTGTTGCAGTTTCTCCTACTTCTGGTACTTACGGTGGTATTAACCGTGCTACTTGGACTTTCTGGCGTAACCAAATTACTACAGGTGCTACATCTGTAAACATTTTGGCTAAAATGACTGAAGCTGCTATCAAACAGATTCGTGGCACAGACAAAGCTGACTTGATTGTTGCTGGTAACACAATGTATCAATATTATGTAGGCGCATTGCAGTCTATTCAGCGTATTGCTGCTGAAGAATCTGGCGCTGCTGGTTTTGCTTCATTGAAGTTCTACGGTGGTGGTACATCTGCTGATGTGGTATTGGGTGGTGGTTATGGTTCACAAGAAACAGCTACATATATGTATATGTTGAACACTAACTACATTTTCCTACGCCCACATAAAGAGCGTAACTTTGTACCTATCGGTGGTGAGCGTCAGTCTATTAACCAAGACGCCATTGTGAAGTTGTATGGTTGGGCTGGTAACTTAACAGCTTCCAACAGCTTCCTACAAGGCTTATTGACAACCTAATCCATAGAATATAAAGGAAAATTATCATGGCATATTCAACTCTCCCTATCGCAGGTGTAGACCTCGTAGACACCCAAACCGTTGCTGAACAAGCAACCAATGGTGGCACAGTACCAACTTTTGGCCCTTTGGGCGCAGAAACTTTTGCTTCTGATGGTAAGCGTTATGTATGGGCAGTTGCTGGTGAAGCTATTACAGCTAACACAGCTACTTGTTCTATCAACGCATCTACTTTCGTTGCTACTGCTTCTGCTGGTACTTACTTAGCACCAACAGCTACAATGGCTTCTGGCGATTATGGCTGGTTTAGCAAGGCTTCAGTCTAAAAAATTGAAGATGTAGTAAAAACTGGGATTCCCTCACAAGGGGAGTCCCTTTTTCTTTTTTAATAACCCTAACCACTTAGGAGATTTAAATGGCTATTGATAGCGATACACAAGGTGCAGATGCACGATTAGCAGTCCAATTCTATAAAAAAAGCGTTAAGCAAGAAGATGCTTCAAACGAAGCTGGTAGACCGATTTTTAAAGAATTTGATTTCGTAAGAATTATGATTCCTGGCGATAATTTGACAGAAATTGACACTTACGCACAAGAATCCCATAAACAGCGTTTTCCTCGTCAATGGGCGCATTATCAAAATCAAGTAGCAAATCACCAAGATATTATTGGCACACCTTTAGACCAATGGCCTCAAATTACTCGTAGCCAAGCTGATGAATTGCGTGGGCTTAAATTCCACACAGTAGAGTCTATTGCTGACTGTTCTGACCAACAATTACAGCGTATTGGTATGGTTGCCGGTATGTCACCCCATAATTTCCGCTTAAAAGCAAAGGCTTTTTTAAATTTAGCTAATGATTCTGCCGAAGTAGCACAAAGAGAAGCAGAATTGCAAGCACTTAAAGAAGAAAATGCTAAAATAACAGCAGAAACCGAAGCGAAGCTATCCAAAATGCAAGAACAAATGGATGCACTACTTGTTGCGGTTGCGGAAAAGACCCCAAAAACCCGTAAACCGAAAGTAGTAGAGGCTTAATATGTCCCAAACGATGCTTCAAATGGTGCAACAGACCGCAGCCGAGTTAAACTTGGCTGTACCATCTTTTGTAGTCGGTAACACTTCTCAAGATGTGCAACAGATTTTAGCCTTGATGAATGGTGCTGGTTATGACTTGCTAAAAGAGTACGATTGGCAAGCACTCCAAGTGCAGTATCGTTTTTACACAAAATCTATAACCGCCAATGCCACAACTGTCAATGGTTCGTATAACTTGACTTTTGAGGCTGGCACAGATTTAACAGGTGTTGACAGCCAATGGCAATTAACAGGCTATAACATCCCTCAAGACACTTATGTAGTTTCAGCCAATAACACGACTAAAGTAGTTGTTATGAGTCAAATGGCTAGTGGTAATGGAGTTCAGTCAGTAGTATGCGCCCAAACTGCTTATGACCTTCCTGATGACTTTGAAACGATTACAAATCGCACTATGTGGGATAAATCGAAACATTGGGAAATGTTGGGCGCTGAAGATGCACAACAATGGCAATGGCTAAAGTCTGGTTATATTTCAACTGGCCCACGGGTTCGTTGGAGAATACTAGACAACCAATTCCAAATATGGCCTGTAATGAATACTAATGAGTATTTAGGATGGGAATATAAAAGTAAAGGTTGGGCTAGAGCAGCAGACGGCACAGTAAAAAATAGCTTTACTGCCGACTCAGACACTACGGTTTTAGATGACCGTTTAATGGTTTTGTTTACCAAAATGAAATATTGGGGCATTAAAGGCTTTGACACTACTGTTGTTTCACAAGATTATCAGCGTGTTTTGACTATTGCCAAAGCTAACGACAAAGGTGCGCCTAACTTATCATTCTCGCCACAAGCAAGCAGAGTGCTTATAGGGTATGCAAACATCCCCGATACTGGCTATGGGTCATAATGCTATTACAACGCCCTAAACAAAACACAGCTAAAACAGCTTCAGTACCAGCGCCTATTGGTGGTTGGAATGGTAGGGATTCCCTTGCTAATATGTCACCTACTGATGCCGTACAAATGGTTAATTGGTATCCTACGCCTACTGATGTCACTATGCGTAAAGGCTATACAAAGTCCTCTACAGGCATTACAGGTGCAGTAAACACCTTAATGAATTACCCTACAACTAGCGGATATAAACTATTTGCAGTTGCTGGCACTAAGATTTGGGATGCTACTGCTTCTACTGCTACACAAGTCTATTCAAGTTTGACTAGCGATAAATTGCAATATGTTAATTTTACAAACACAGCAGCTAATTATCTTGTTACTTGTAACGGTGTTGACCCAGTAACTATTTATGATGGCGCAAATTGGTTTACTGTAGCTACAACAACTACTGCACAAACTATTTCTAGTATTACTAGGGTAGGAACTACAGCAACTTTAACAACTGCAAGCCCTCATGGTTTGATTACAGGTAATCGAGTAACTATAAGCGGTGCAACATCCAATGAATATAACGGTACTTTTGTTATTACTAAAACAGGCGCAAGCACATTTACTTATGTCATGGCTTCAGCACCAGCAGCTAACGCTACAGTAGTAGGCACATATACCACTATTGGTATAACTGGCGTAGATTCAAGCACATTTATTAATGTCAATTTGTTTAAAAATCGACTATATTTTACGCAAAAAGACACATTGAATTGTTGGTATTTGCCAGTAGATTCTATTGGTGGTGCAGCTTCACCCCTTTATTTTGGGTCTATTGCCCGTAATGGTGGCTTTTTACAAGCTATGGGTACTTGGACACTTGACGCAGGTCAAGGTGCTGATGACTATGCAGTATTTGTTACTAGCATGGGTGAAGTTATTGTTTATAACGGCACAGACCCTAGTACGGCAGCAACTTGGGCGCTTAAAGGCGTATGGCAATTAGGTCAAACTTTTAACCGTAGATGCTTTTTTAAATGGGCTGGCGACCTTCTTTTGCTAACTCAAGATGGTTTAGTGCCACTAGCTTCTGCATTGCAATCTAGCCGATTAGACCCCCGAATTAACTTAACAGATAAGATTTATTACCCTATTAGTCAAGCTGCTACTAATTATTTTTCTAATTTTGGCTGGCAAATACAGTATTTTGCTAGTGAAAATATGCTTATTTTGTCTATTCCTACTAATGCTGGAATGGAACAATATGTAATGCACACCATTACTAAGTCTTGGGCTAGGTTTACAGGTATACAAGCATATTGTTGGGAAGTTTCTGGCGATAACACAATGCACTTTGGCGGTGATGGATTTGTAGGTAATTTTTATGCTTCATCTTCTGATGCTGGCACAAATATAACTGCTACTGTGCAACAGGCTTATTCGTATTTTGACTCACCAGGGCAAAATAAACGCTTTACTATGGTAAGACCTATCCTACAGTCAGATGGTGGTTTACCAAGCGTTTTATGCGGTTTAAGCGTAGATTTTCAACCTTTAGATAATTCGGGTGCAATTACATTTAATCCTAGTTCTCAAGCTGTAGGCGTTTGGGACACAGCTAAATGGGATGCTAATAACTGGGGTGGTGGATTAATTACTACTCGTATTTGGCAAGGTGTAACAGGAATAGGGTTTGCTGGTTCTATTAATTTAACAGCAGTAGCACAAGGTATTGAATTGCATTGGGCTAGTAGCGATTATGTAATGGAGGCTGGAGGAGTAATTTGATACTACTTAATCAGCAAAGTCTTAAAGATTGGGCAATTAAACATCAAATGCCTACTCCGCAAGATGCACATTATTTAGGTCAAGTATTAGACGGACAAATTAGGGCAGTAGTAGTTTATTGTGGTTTTTACGGTAAATCTTGCATGATTCATGTAGGGTCAAAAGGACAGCATTGGGCAACCAAAGATTTTCTTAAAAAGGTCTTTGATTATCCGTTTAACACCTTGAAATTAAAGGTTATAATTGGCACAGTTGCAGGGAATAATAAAAAAGCCCTAAGACTAGACCGACACCTTGGTTTCAAAGATGTTGCTTTTATCCCTGACGCACATAATGATGGGGATTTAGTCATTTTAGAAATGCGCCCAGAATATTGTAAATGGGCATAGGAGATAGTTATGGGTGCAGGTGCAGGATTACAACCAGTAGCAACAATGAGTGGGCAAGTGCCTACAATGTCATCTGATAATATAACAGGTATTATGGGTGGTAATTACTCTAATGGTCAATTTAATTATAACCAAAATAATTCATCCGTAAGTAATCCTAATACTCCTACTTTAGGAACAGGTCAAACTGCTAACCCTTATTTAAATAGCACAAACCCTTATATTCAAGCTGCACAAGCTACAACTATGGGTAATTTGTATGGCGCACAAGCAGCCACACAAGCTAATCGAATTAACCAAAATACCCCTTATGGGTCATTAAATTACACACAAGGCGTAGATGCTAATGGCAACCCTACATGGACTGCTAATCAGCAATTAAGCCAACCATTACAAGATTTAACTAATACTTCATTACAAGGCTTGCAACAAAGTTTGCAAAACCCTATGTATGGTATTAATCCTGGTCAAACCTATAGCGATGCCATTATGCAACGCTTAGCACCACAATTAGCACAACAATCAGAATCTAATACGGCTGCTTTGGCTAACCAAGGCATTGTGCCAGGTACACAGGCGTATGAAAACGCTATGCGTACATTCCAACAAGGTCAAAATGACTTGCGTACTAGCGCACAGATTCAAGGTATGCAAACTGGTTTATCTGCACAATCATTGCAAAACCAACAAGCAGCTAACATTAAAGCATTAGGTAGCCCAGGTTATGTAAACCCATACAGTCAAGCTGCGGTTGCAGGCCCTGATTACACAGGTGCTTACACTACAAGCCAAGCTGCACAAATTGCCGCACAAAATGCTGCAAATGC